TTGATTTAATCAAGATGTCTGCTATCTCTGAGATTATAGGAGACTTCGACTTCTTATAAGAAAGAAGTTGTCGACGATAAGCAGATCGTTTCATTCGAGAGAAAAGACTACTATTGATACTATCATTGTAGCCCTTCTTGAATAAACCGATTGGATCAAAATTCTCATCGCTGCGGTTAAGTTCCGCTCGACACCTTTGGTAAACATCTATCGGAAGTAATGTTTCCATTACACCGGTATACCGCAGGGTTCTGATTAATCTCTGTATAGGTGTAACAACTCTTTCGGGTTGATCCACCTCCAGGCTTTTCCACAAACGGGAAAACTCCTGATCGATTCTAATTCTAGAATCGACTATATCAGTACGAGATAATACTGAGCACAATTTGTTGTATAAGTGTTTAGATTCATTCGATACTGTTATAGGAACCAGAGTTTCTTCAGAACCTAGCACATTAGCAACCAGGGCTCTCTCATAGGAGCTAATGCCAGCCTGATTTTCAAAGTCAGGTTGGACCGTATGATGAGCAAAAGCAACAAGCTCATCAACAGAGGTAATCCTTTTCGGATCACCTTGTGTACGGAGAAATGCCCGGTAGCACAAATTGTTACGAGTAGGAATAATCGCCTTTTTCACAAGGAATGATGATTTCCTAGTCACAGTGTGACCAGCAAACTCCCCTATGTCAGAACCCACAATAGTTTTGGTAATATTGATAGGTACTGTGAGGCGATCCATAAGTCTTCGGTATGCCCAATGAGTAAGTGGGTTAGAAATCACCACGTCATCTCCTAATACCATAAAGGTATTGGAGAGGGAATACCGGAGTTCGATGCTACGTAATACACAACCATGCCAAAGAGCAAAGGCTGGAAAGCTAGGATACAACCCAAGTGGTTGCCCCTGCGTCCACTGAAGATATTCGGGATGTTTAGACACATTACGTTTTTTCACGTCTATACAATTTCGTATGTATCTCGGTATAGCCCAAGTTCCCCGGGAGCAGTTATCAAATAATTTGATATCCTGGTAAGAGCACTCTAACCAACGCATTACTCTCTCTGTGCTCGAGAGTGGCATATTGTTGCTAGCATCGCTTATGTCCACAGAGTATAATCTTTTTCCGCTGAACAGTTGTTCTTCTGCCCAGCGTACACCTTTCTTTTGGTCGAACGTACAATCCCAAGGAGCACTATGAAGAATCTGGAATAAGTACTTTCCTAGATTCCGTAATGCTACTTGAAACGTCAAGCGAGGTACCGCTATAAAGCGGGCTTTCATACCCCTCTCTTGTATACAACCAATTCGACCAACGTGACAAGTTGGAGAATCTTCCTCCACCCCTATTAAAGGTATATAGAGGTCATCGAGAACGTCAGATATTACATATTCTGACGCGGAGTCATCCAACATATCACGAACACATTTTGTACGGAAGTCTTCTTTCAGCATCTCGATAGTGTTCAAACCTGAACGGTCACGAGAATCTGGTACCCTACGAGTCCCATCAAATGGGTAATCTCGATAGGTTAAAGAAGGATAGTCAGGTAGTGTTAATTCTGACGTTGCTTCTTCAAGAAAAGGAATAAAAATATCAGGTCCTACTGGCCTTTCAACTGAATGGGAGAACTTTTCCCACTGATAAACCGTTACAGAATGGCTTACATAGCGGGTGTATAGTAAGGTTAATACATCTAAAATACTCCTTACATTTTTCCGTCCAGTGAATAGTACAGATATTGGACCCTTCGGAATTCCATTCTTAAAGGCAATTCCAGGTAAACCAACCAAGCCACTCTGGCCTTGCAGAAACCACGATCTAATAGCCTTAATCCTGTTAACTACAAATACAGGACCTGAAGCATTATACATGTTATCCAGGTGGTACTTTAGTCGTCCAATCTGGGTTGAGTTGAGACCAAATTTTCGGAGTTGGGCATACGGATAAGGTAACTGTATTACATTACTTTTTTCCATATTTTTTCCTCCTCATCGTAGCTGGTAATATTACCAGGTGATGGCCGCCGATTGGTG